GCATTCTCACAGTGCTGATCGGCTACGGCGTCGGCGGCCTTTGGTGGGCGGGCAATCTCAACTCGCATGTCAAGTCGCTGGCGACAGTGCAGGAGGCGCATTCCACGCGCATCTCCGCTATCGAGAGCGGGCGCATTCTTGACAATCAAGCCATCACCCGGCTGGAAGAACGCATCGCCGCGCAGCAGGCCAGCATCGAGCGGGTGGAGACGACCGTCAACGAGATCATGCGATTTCTACGGGAGACACGCTAATGCCCCTGCGCCCTCCAGTCCGCTTAGCCCAGCACGCAGGGCATCGCGTCGTGACCGGCCCGGCAGCGGAGCCAGTTACGCTGGCCGAAATGCAAGCTTTGCTGCGTAACCCGCCGAGCGACGAAAACGCCTTTATCAGCCTGTGCATCACCGAGGCCCGCGCAGTCTTCGAAACCATCACCAACATCGCCTGCATCAACCAGACCTGGAAGCTGACACTGGACCGTTGGCCCGGCGGGCCAGAACCCTGGTGGGACGGCACGCGCGAACTTCCGGTAACTGAACTTTACACGCAGCGCGGCGCTCCCCGGCACGTCTTGCTGCCAAAATATCCGCTGAGCAGTGTGTCTTCTGTCACGACCTATGACACGGCCGATGCATCAACCAGCGTTACCGTGAACAACGTATTCTTCACGGACACCGCGTCCTATCCTGGCCGGCTCTGCCTGCGCAGCGGGCAGGTCTGGCCCATTGCGTTGCGCGACCATAACTCGATTGAAATTCAGTATGTGGCGGGCTTTGGTTCCGCCGAAAGCGACGTTCCGGCGGTGCTCAAGCGCGCCATCCAGCAAATGGCCGCGTATCTTTATGACAACCGTGGAACTGGCTGCTCGCCGGAGGCCATAATTACTGGAAGTGGGGCCTTGCAAATTGCCGCAGAATATGTTACTGTGCGGATATAAACGCAGGAAACCCAATGAAGTGCTGTGACATTCACGTAGGCATGTTTCGTCAGCGCGTCGCGCTGCAACGGCTTACTACGTCCAGCGACGGTTACGGCGGAACGACAAAGACCTGGACCAGTGACCCGGCAACGCTGGTCGCGTGCGACCTTAAGCCCCTCAGTGGCACGGAAAGCTGGCGCGCGATGCGGGTAGCGCCGAGCGCAACTTACCGACTTTACACCCATTTCCGCGCGGACGGGAACGGAAACCCCTATTACACTCCGGCGGACCGCGTGCTGTTTCAGGGCCGCGTCTTCAATATCCTTTCTGTCTTCGACGTGGAGATGGAGGGCAAGTGGCTGGAAATGCTGCTTAACGAGGGGGCGCTGTCGTGAGAGTCAGCGCCAAACTTTTCGGCACAAAAGCTACGCGGGATGCACTTAAGCGCGTTGCCGCTGCGGGTGGGCAAACCGCAAACGCCGTTACGGTCGAGGCCAGTGAGCAACTGCTGTTCAAGATTAAGGACCTGATCCAGAGCGGGCCTAAGACTGGCCGCGTGTATCGGCGCTATAACCCGTTCCGCATTCATCAGGCATCTGCTCCGGGCCAGCCGCCGGCCGAAGACCTCGGGCGCCTGTCGAATTCCTTCGGGATCGAGTATAAGAAACTCAACCAGTATGCGTATTCCGCTACAGTTGGTTCCGACCTCGTATATGCCGCTGCACTTGAATACGGCAACCCCAGCACAAACTTGCTTCCGCGGCCCTACCTTAGTGTAGCCGTGCGCGAGCAAGAGCGTGAAATGGGCGGCATCATTACTGAAGAATGGAAGCGGTTCTCATGAGCAAGTTTCTTCTTCAAGCGCAGAAGATAGTCTTCGATGCCCTCAACGGCAACGTGTCCGCTGGAGTATATGATGATGTTCCGGACCAGCCGCCTGGCAAGCCGGAACAGGACATGCCCTACGTTGTCATCACCGGCGACGTGGCGGACCCGTGGGACACGGACAGCTTTGTGGGTGAGCGGTGCACCATTGAGCTGCATGTCTGGTCCGCGTATCAGGGCAAGAAAGAATGCAAAGAGATCATGGCCGAGATTTATGATCTCCTGCACCGCCAAACCCTAACCCTCGCAGGCGTTGCGGTGGTTGACTGCTTGCAAACCTTCTCAACAATCCCGAACGTGGGCGCAAGCAACTACGTTCACGGCATTTGCCGCTACCAGCTTACCATAACGGAGGTTTAACATGGCTGGCTTCAACGGACGCGCTTTTACTTTTGACTGGGACAGCACTACGCTTGCTGGCGTTCGCACGCGCGGGCTGTCCATCACCAACGACTACGTTGACGTGACCACGGATGACGACACAGGCTGGCGCACGCTGCTTGCGACGCCGGGACTGCGCTCGATCGAGGTCACCATCGGCGGCATTGCCACGGACGAGGCGGTGCTGGCTGACATCATGGCAGCAAACGTCGCCGCGGCTACGCTTCAGGCGGACCTGCCGTCTTCGCTGGCGTCGCCCGGCAACCTATCGGGCAGCTATCTGATTTCCAGCTTCGAAATGAGCGGGGATCACGATGGCGCGGTTGAGTTTTCCGTGACGTTCATGAGCACTGGCGCGGTGACATATACGGCATCCAGCGCCTGATATGGCTCTGACCGAAAATAACAAAACCATACCACCTGGAGACAAAACATGAAGCGGACCCACAAAGTGACCCTTGCAGGCGAAGAGCTGACGCTGAGCCTTAGCTTTGGCACTTCGCTGGAAATCCTCGATAAGGTGGAAAGTCCTACGGCGATCCTGCAGGCCGCGGTGGCCTCCATGCAGGGCAAGCCCGCGGCTTTCCGCCTGACCGAGAAAAACATTCCCACGATCCTTATGATCGGGAACAAGGAACACGAGGGGCTGAGTTACAAAAAGATTGGCGAACTCTGCTTCGAGCACGGGTTCATCAATGCCGCTGGAGAGGCCCTTAGCTACATCAACGCTATGGTTTCCAATTCCTCGGAAGAAATAGTGGCCGAAGGGAAGGCGGAGGGAAACTGACGTGGGCAGAGTTCGTGAAGACTTGCTACGTTCATGCCCGCGAGTGGGGGCATAGCTGGCGTGACTTCATGGACCTGCCAATTCCCTTTTGGTGGTATGAGTTCGATGGCAAAGTGCGACAGGGCAAGAAGGCCAGTGAGCGGAGCAAGGGCGGCGCGGCGTTTACGCCGGAGGCCTGGCGCCGGGCGCGTGAAGAACACAGGAAAAAGCTAAATGGTTACTGAAACCGGCCTTCACGTAGAAATTACGGCAGATATTGCGCAATTTGACGCGAAACTTAAGGCGGTTAAAAATCGTCTTGAGCAAACGAGTATTGCTTTTAACCCACTTAATACTGCTTTTGCCACCACATATATGGAGTCGGAGAAAGCTAAAAACGCACTTGCGCGGCTTGAGCGGGAAACGCAGCGGGCGCAAAAGGCAATAAAAACGACAGGCACCAGTGTGGCTGCAACTGCGGCGCAGCTAATTAAGTTTGGGCAAGCATCGGGCAAACCTACGCAAAATGTAGCAAACCTTACAGCGCAGATCAACGACATTGGCGTTATGCTGCAAGCGGGGCAATCGCCTTTCATGCTCGCTATTCAGCAGGGCACACAAATGAACCAAGTGCTGGATAATCTTGGCACTACAGGAACTGCTCGGTTGAAGGCTGTCGGTGAGGCAATAGTTGCCGCTATTAAACCCGCAAACCTGCTTACTGTTGCGGTTATTGCAGGGGGCGCAGCTCTGTTTCAGTGGGGACAGCGTGCATTTGCCGCAAATAAAGAAACAACAGAATTTAAAGATTCTCTTGATAGCTTAAATGACATTACTTCTTCGGCAAATGCTGCTATTGATATTCTTAAAATGTCAACTTATGAGTTGGCGGCAGCTTACGGTCTTGCAGGCGAGCGTGTTCAGGAACTAGCTAAATTAGAACTAGAATTAATCGAAGCCCGCGCTAGTCGTGCCTTTTTTGAAACTGTAGTAGCATTAGATGAAATATCTCGTGCATACTCTGGTGCGCTACGCTCTGGCCGAGATTACAGAAACGCGATGGCCAGAATAGAAGATCAGATTGGCCTTACTGATGATGCAGCGCGTGCATTTGCTGGCGCACTAAAAGATACAATTAATGCGGAAAGCACAGAAGAGCAAATAAAAGCTTTTCAGCGCTTACAGGATATTCTTGAACTTAATAATATTGAAATTTCAGAATTGCCGCCTGAAATACAAGAAGCATTAACTAAAATGGTGCAATTGGAACAGGCTACTATTAATGTTAATGCGGCACTTGCCCGTGCCGCAGAAGCTGGGGCTAATCTCGCTACTAGTCTGCCATCTACACCTTTTTCTGGTGATATAAGCGATCTTTTTGACCCTCAAGGCAACGTTATTTTGCCTGGCGCAACTACAGATGAAAAAGATGGTGGCAAAGCAGATGACCCGCTAGCCACCGACTTACAGGCACTGCAAGACTCGCTCAAGTCCGCTGAAGAACTCCAGATCGAAGCTTTCAACCGACAGCAGGCTTTGCTCGAAGAAGCCCTAGCCAAGAAGAAACTTACCGAAGAAGAATACTTTATGTGGCGGGAACGAGCGCAGGGCGAGCACCAAGCCGCCATGACGCAGATCGACGCTTACGCCTACGGCAACAATGTAGACAAGCTTGCGGCTTTTATGGGCGACGCGGCGTCTGTGCTGGCCGAGGGCAACGAAGACATGCTGAAGATCAGCCGGGCCTTCGCGGCAGCGCAGGCGCTCATTAGCACACTGCAGGGCGCGGCAAAAGAACTCGAAAAAGGCACTTTTGGCTTTGCGCAAGCAGCGGCAGTCATTGCCAAAGGCATGTCGTTCATCACGGCTATCAATGGCGTCACCGCCGGAAGCGCCAGCGCGGGCACAGCGGCAGCCGCGGATACAACCGGAACTACTTCTGCCGGAACCGCCGCCGCAACTACGTCAGCTCAGGTCGCCATCCAACTAAGCGGCGGGGACATGTTCTCCCGAGACCAAGTAATTTCGCTAATTAACTCCATCAACGAGGCCGTCGAGGACGGCGCGGAATTGAGGCTGGTATGACTGTTATCTATCCCGCAAGCTACACAAAGCCCGCTGCTGATGAGCCGTTGACGCATTCGCGGATCGCGCATTCGGAAAATTGGCTGTCGGGTGGCACTGTTTCGGTAAGCACTACGGCCACCGGATACTATGCCGATGCGCCCACAAATACCCTGACTTATGAACTGTGGAAGCCTAGCGCGCTTCCTGCCGTGTGGTCTTATCTGCATACCACGAGTGCCGAAGTGGATTACATGTGCATCGCGGCGCACACGCTGGGCAGCACTGGCTGCAACATCTCGGTCGATTATTCGGCAGACAGCGGGGCGAATTGGACTGAGATCATCTCCAGTATCTCGATCCCGAACGATGAGCCAATATTTGCTATCTTCGAGCCGGTCACCGGAGATTACTTCCGCCTGAATATCACCGGATCAACAGCGCCTACGCTGGGCGTTGTGAAGTTCGGCAAGGCATTGCAGATGCAAAGGCCGATATTCGGCGGTCACGCTCCAATCAGGACGGCGCGGCAAACGATCCTGCGCAGTAACTATTCCGAGACCGGCGAATATCTGGGACGCAGCAAGCAGCGGACCTATCACCAGACCAAATTCGACTGGCAGAACCTGAGCGCCGTTTGGATCGGCACGCACTGGCCTACGTTGCAGCGCGCGGTAGAGGCCGAGCCGTTTTGGCTGGCGTGGCGTCCGGAGCGGGTGCAGCTGACCACGAGCCAGAACCCCGACGACTGGGTAGTCTACGGCGGCGTTTGGTCCGACGCTGGCGTTTGGTATGACAGCGCGACCTGGCAGGACAGCGCGACGCCCGTTGACGGCTACGGGGTGAGGTATCACGACGTCAGCTTCGGCATGACGGACGCGGTGCCCATCCCCAGCAATCAAGGCGTGCGTGATCTTATGTCTGTGTCTCTGAGCGTGAGGGCGCGCGGCTATGACTGAGACCTTGCCGGGGCGCGAGCCTGTTCAGATCGTCGAGATAGAGCAGCCCATTTGCGCCAACGTGTATGGCGTATCGCCCTGCACCGCGTCCGGCGATGCGGACCTGAAGTGCTACAACACGCGCGCGACATGCCAAGACACGGCGAACTACGCTTTGAGCGATACGCCGCTGCGGCTGTTTTTCGCGCACGGGCGAGTTGCTGATATGGGCGTGCCCGGCGTGCCGTATATCATCCCGTCGCTTGTCAGTGTCAGCACCAGCCCGACGAAGATCAATCTGGCGTCCGCCAATCCTGACGCGCAGGGGCTTGGCAACCGGGCCATGTGCAGCATCACGTTTCAGGATCACCAGCACACTGACAGAGTTGTTGATCCGTATTTGTCGGACAGAACGTGGAACCCGTTTTCGCCAGATCGCGGCAGCTTCTGGTCGCGCTGGATCGTGCGAAACAAGTATCGGCAGAATGTCGTCATCAACGTTTATGAGGGATACGCTGGACAGACGCTAACGCAGATGAAGCGGCGGACGTATTTCCTGCAAACGATCAAGGGACCGGACGGCGGCGGACGCGTTGTCATCGAGGGCAAGGATATTCTGGCGCGGCTGGAAGAGCGCAAGGCACAGGCGCCCGTCGCTTCCCCTGGCGTTCTGTATACCGACATTGATAGCTCGGTGACTTTGATCCAGATCGCGGGGGCGGTGCAGTCGGACTATCCGGACGGGATCGGAACCCTGCGCATTGGCGATGAGATACTGACCTACACCTCTAGCGTCTATGATCCTGGCAGTGGCATTATCACGATCACGGGGGTGACGCGCGGGACGGACGGAACCGTTGCCGAGGCGCATTCGGTGGATACGGCGGTGCAAAGGTGCCTGAGGTATGATGACGTAACGGTCACGGAGGCCCTGACTGGCCTGCTGCAGACCTATGCCGAGATACCGACGCAATATTTGGACGTGGTGGGCTGGGGGCAAGAGTTCGCTACGTATATGAGCCTCTACCGCATCTCGGCAGTCATCTCCGATCCGACGCCTGTCGCGGAATTGGTGTCCGAGATACAGACCAATACCATGTGCTATCTTTGGTGGGATGAGCGCACGTCGCTAGTGAAGATGCGTGCGGTTCGCGGGGTGGCCGATACACCGCCCACGATCACCGAAGAGGCCAATATCATTAGCGGCACGTTCAGCCTGACGGAAAAGCCACGTGAGCGCGCGAGCCAAGTCTGGGTCTATTACAACCAGCGCAATCCGGTTGGGGCCGTTGATGATGAAAGCAACTATAACAACCTGTTTATTGCGGCGGACTTGGATAGCGAGACGGATGAACTGTATGGCGAGCCGAGCATCCGGAAGATTTACGGGCGCTGGCTGAATAGCGATGCACTGGCGCAGGCGACCGGGAACACGATCCTAACCCGTTACGTTGATATTCCGTCTCAGTGCAAATTCCGGCTGGACGCCAAGGACCGGCAATACTGGGTGGGTGATAGCTTTTATGTCTCGCATCATCTGGACGTTGACCAATACGGACAGCGGCGGCTGAGGCAATGGACGGTTATCAGCGCCGAAGAGGTCACGCCCGGCGAGACGGTCGAATACGTGTGCGAGGATACGACGCTCTACAGCCGTATCTACTTTATCCAGGAAAGCGGGGCTGCGGATTATACCGATGACCCGACGCTGGCCTATATCGGCGGCGCTGATGGCCTGCTTTCCGACGAAACGCTAAGCGCGAGGATCTCGTAATGACCACTTACACGGCGATACCAAATAGCGACATCGACCGGGACAGCCCGATTACCGAGCCGCTGATGACGCTGTTGCGGGACAACCCT